AAGAGTTCAAATCTAAACTTACTACAGCTGCTAAAGAACTAGAAGTGTTTCTTTCTTTTATAATCTCAAGAGATAATATCTCTGAGTACGTAGAAGAATTCAATAAACAATCCACTAGATCAGAAATTATAATTACAGATGGGAGAGCAAAAATCAAATTCAAAGACTCAAGTATTAAAAATACCAGCAGACACGACGGCTAAGAAACTTCAAGTCTTCAATGGTATTTTAGAGCTTACAGACAAAGAGATGGAGGTTCTCTCACTTTTAATTGATAAAGGAGAGACTGTGGATTTGTGTTCCCCCACAAACAAACGAATAGTAGCTGAAGAGCTTAATATTTCCGACCACAACACCTTAAATAACTACGTAAAAAGACTAAAAGATAAGAAAGTTATTCTTAAAACCAAAGACGGGTATAAGATTAACGCTCTTTTGCAGCAGGTTATAAACCCAAAAATTCAAACTGTAATTAAACTCATTAAATAATGGCTTCATTCTTTGAAATGGTTAAAAACTTTGCAAAAGAAACTGCAGAGTACATAAAACAAGGAGCTCCATCGGTAACAGAGGCTCAATACAAAGAAAGATCAGATGAATGTGATGCTTGCCCACATTTAATCCGTGATGAAATGCGGTGCGGGCTGTGTGGATGTATGGTTGAACATAAAGCTAAGTGGCAGACATCTAATTGCCCAGACAAACGATGGAAAAAAATTGTAGTGGGGGAGAGCGGTAAAAAATTAAATCTAAAAGATGGAAGAAAAGACAATACTACAAAAACTGTCGATGGAGTACAACCTCCCAATCAAAAAGATTGAAGAGGCAGTATTCTATCAATTTAAGCACGTAACTAATGTGATGAGAGAAGGGAAGTTTGAAGGAATCAGACTTCCGTATTTAGGACGATTTCATGTTAACCCTAACAGAATCAGGCACATAGAAAAGAATAAAAATGAAGGAGCTCGTAACCATAAGTGAAAACAAAGCAATCCCATCTGCTTATGCACTTGCTGTACCAGAGTTCAAAACATTAACAGCAAAAGAACTTTCATTTGTGTATTTCTATGCTGATCATAGATCCCCTTACGCCCCTTATGATGAAGAAGAAAGATACAATAAACTTCAAGACGATTTAAAAGTAAAAAGATCTGCAAAAATAGATGGGGCAATACGTAAATACAATGAACTGTCTGAAACCTCAGCAGTAAAACTTTTAAAATCTGCAAGACAAGCTGTAACTAAACTTGAAAAGTACTTTCAAACAGTAGATCTTACAGAACTTGATGAGAATGGGAAGCTAATGTATAGCGCTAAAGACTTAGTAGCTAACTTATCCAACATGGGGAAAGTAGTTAGCGGGTTGGATGAGTTAGAAGACATAGTTAAAAAGCAACAGCAGCAAGAATCAGCTAACCGGGGTGGAGTTGTAACTAACAAATATTCGCATTGAAAATTAAAAACACATACAAATTCTCCCCTGCTGCTCGCTACTATCTAGAACATGGATTTTATACAGATGCGTTGCCAGGAACTAAAGAATACTTCGAGTTTTGGGACGAAGAGCAGCGTAGATGTCTGCAGGGCTACGAAGTAGATGGGATTAAAATATCTGGGTATCACTATTTCTACTTAAACTACTGTCCAATAGACCGAGCAGTAGATGAAACCCAAGAAGATGGGTCCATATTGGCTAAACGTGAAAGAACTTTCCCCGCATTTTATGACGGGGATTTTGACTTTTTCCATGTTATAGATAACTGTCGTAAAACAAACAAACACTTAACAGTTCTTAAAGCGCGTCGTAAGGGCTATTCCTATAAAGCCGGGTCTATGATGGCTCGTAACTATTTTCATGTAAAGAACTCTAAAAACTTTGTATTTGCTGAGCAAAAAGAATACCTGATTGGGGATGGGATATTATCAAAAGTGTGGGATTTTATTTCTTTTGTAGATGATAACACTGCATGGACCCAGCCTCGATTGATAGATAAAGAAATGCACAAGCAGGCTGGGTACAAGAAGAGAGTAAATGGGGCAGACGTCACGCTTGGGAAAAAGTCTCAGGTTATTGGGGTGTCACTCAAAGACAACCCAGACAAAGTACGTGGTAAAGCAGGTGAATTAATTTTCTTTGAAGAGGCGGGATCCTTTAATGGACTGTTAAAAGCTTGGGAAGTAGCAATGCCTACAATGAGACAAGGTTCAAAAACACTTGGGACAATGATTGCCTTTGGAACGGGTGGGGAAGAGGGCCCCGGGTTTGAATCTATGGAAGAAATGTTTTATCACCCAGAAGCATATGATTGCATGCACTTTGATAACATCTGGGATGAAGGTGCACAAGGAACTAAGTGTGGATATTTTGTCCCAATCTATCAAAACCTTGACGGATTTATAGATGAAGACGGAAATTCTCTAATCGAATCAGCTAAAGCATTTGAAGAAGAACAAAGAGAGAAGAAAAGAAAAGCAAATGACCCTAAAGCATTTGATCAATATATAGCAGAACACCCATTCTCCCCGCAAGAAGCAACTTTACAAGTTACAGCAAACCTTTTTGATGTAGGAACTCTTAAAGAGCAGTACAACAGGGTAATGGTACATGAGCTTTGGAAAAAAGAAGGTACTGCAGGGGATTTATATCATGATCAAAATAACAATGTACAGTTCCGCCCAAACCCTGCAAGAAAACCAATTATTAAATTCCCGCATAGAAAAGATGATGCTATAGAAGGGACAGTAGTTATATATGAATCCCCATTTAGAACAAAAGAAAACCTAACCCCGCACAATTTATACTTTATTTGTCATGACCCTTATGCACAATCTGGGAGTACTGGAGATTCATTAGGGGCAGCGTACGTAATTAAACGTACAAACAACTTATCAAAACCTGACGATATAATTGTAGCGTCTTACGTAGGCCGCCCAAAAACCCAAGATGAGTATAACAGGAATCTATTTATGTTAGCAGATTTCTATAATGCAAAGATTGGGTTTGAGAACGATAGGGGGGAAGTAATCCCATACGCTAAAAGATTTAGAAAACTTCACAAACTCCAAGAAGAGTTTGAAATGCTTGATAAAAAAGAACTTCAATCTCGTAACGTAAAACGTCAGTACGGGATGCATATGACTCAATCTCGTAAACAGCAAGGAGAGTTATACATACGAGATTGGTTAAGTTCTCCAAGAAGTAAAGACGAAGAAGGAAATGTAACTCTTAATTTACACAAGATTTACGACCCTGCACTTCTACAAGAGCTAATTAAATTTAATCACAAAGGAAACTTTGACCGTTCTATGGCACTCATGATTGGGATGTATCATAGCCGAGAGTTATATAATAGAGAAGTAGTTGAAGTTCTAAATGACCGTTCGCAGGACGATTGGTTTGACCGAAATTACAAGTAATTTTGCAAGGATATGTACGGTTCCCATAAAATTCCACAACAAAGACTCCCATTAAGTAAGAAAACTCAAAAGTGGAGAGAAGAATGTATAGACGCATTCATAAATCTCTCAAAGTTTGGGTTATCTGAAAGAAGAAGTTACTTAAAGACATTATACGATTACTATAATGGGGAGATTGATGAGCAGGATTATAAATACGTTCTAAAACCGTACGGACGTACAAGAGAAAACTTCCCATCCAAATTACGTAACTACCCAATAATCAAACCAATTGTTGATTTGTTGTTGGGAGAAAAATCTAAAAGACCTTTAAACTTTACTGTAGGAGTTGCTAACTCTGACGCAGTATCTTTAAAAGAAAAAGCAAAGCAAGAAGCATTATTTGTAGCTGTACAAAAAATGTTCCTTCAAGAGGTTTCAAAGAAGATGGGGCAAGAGTTGACGCAAGATGAAGAGGTTCAACTCCCGGAAGAAGTTATATCTCAATTTGAAGGTAGTTATGTAGATCAAAGAGCTATAATTGGGCAAAATGCTTTGAACTACATAATGCAGAACGAAGAAGTCTACGACAAATTCCAAAAACTATTTTTTCACTATTTGGTTTCTGGGGAGTGTTACACTGAAAAAGGGATTAGAAGCAACGAGCCTTTCTATGACGTAATTAACCCTTTAGACATAGACTACGATAAAGACCCAGACATTGATTTTGTAGAAGACGCAGATTGGGCAATAATTAGAAAGTTTGCTCACGCATCTACAATTATTGACAATTTTGGTGATTACTTAACAGACGAACAAATACTTGCACTCGAAGACCCTCAACAATCTTCCGTAGATTCTTATCTGTTGTACCGAGCTGAAGCTTCCGGGGCAGACGACAACATTTATAGAAACAGACTTATAGAATGCGTAACAGTTTATTGGAAAAGCCGTAAACGTATCGGGTTTGTAGAGTACATAGATGAAAATACAGGAAATCTTGAACAATTTGAAGTTGAAGAAACCTATAGAATGCCTGCAGAATTAAAAGAAATGGGGGCTAAGTTAAACTGGGAGTGGGTTAACGAAGTATGGCAAGGAACTAAAATTGATGGGAGGTTTTTTATAAACATAAACCCGATCCCAAATCAAAGACTTTCTTTAGATAACCCATCAAGATGTAAACTCCCAATTAATGGTAGAAAGTACTCAGACATAAACTCCAACAACATTTCTTTAGTAAGTCTGGGTATTCCGTATCAGCTTAACTACAACATTTACAAGTACAGACTTGAACTTGCAATTGCCCGAAGCAAAGATATTATTGCTCAGTTTGATATTAACATGATCCCTAAGAAATGGGACATGGATAAATTCATGTACTACGTAGAAGGTACAGGTATAGCATGGGTTGATTATAACAAAGAAGGAATACAACTTTCTCCCCAGCATCAGTCTGTTCTTGATATGTCTATAAAGACTATAGAGCAATACATAATTCTCTTAGAGTCTATTATGCAAGAATGGGAGAAAATTTCTGGTGTTAATAGACAGCGACAAGGAGCTATAGGACAATACGAGGGAAAAGGAAGTTCACAACAAGCTATTCTACAGTCTTCTCATATTACCGAAGACTTGTTTAGAAAGTTTACTCAGTTTGAGCAAAGAGAACTTCAAGGACTTTTAGATTATTCTAAAGAAGCTTGGGTGCAGGGTAAAAAGGCTATGTATGTAATGCCTGACATGTCTACTCAAACAATAGACTTAGATGCACTTAAACATATGGAGTCTGAGTATGGGGTGTTTGTAACTAATTCTGGGAGAGAAAAAGAAAAGATTGATGGAGCTAAAGCGTTAGGTCAATCAATGGTTCAGAACGGGGTACCTGCATCTCATGTTCTTGAAATGATGGAGAGTGAAAACTTTGCAGAGATTAAAAAGAAGATTGAAGAGGCTGAGAAAATCCAAAGAGAGTTAGAAGAAAAGCAGAAAGAAGCTCAAATGCAGATGGAGCAGCGAAGAGCTCAAACTGAAGAGATGAGAATAAAGCAAGAAGCTATTGATAAAGAAAAAGATAGACAACTTGAAATAGAAAAAGAACTTATCAAAGCTGAAGCAAATGATTCTCAAGATAAATTAAATCTTGATCTTCAAAAGATGATGCAAGACTTTCAGTTAAAAGAACGAGAACTAGACTTAAAACAACAAGCCCTGGATAAAGAAGGGGACTTAACTCCAGATAATGAGTAATATGGATTACTTTGAAAAAGCTAAAAAAGCTGCCAAGAAATATACAGTTCTAGACTTAATACCTGAATTGTTAGATGCTGCTACAAAAGTGCACATATTACATTTGAGCGTAACAGGTCCTGGATCTTACGCACAGCATATAGCTCTTAATGAATTGTATGATGCTCTCCCCGATTTAGTAGACGCTGTTGCTGAGAGCTGGCAAGGTGTTACAGGAGAAATACCTAAATATAAACCTAATCAAGCACCTACATTAAATTCAGTTTCTGATTGCATAGACTACTTAGAGCAGATACATCAAAAAATAACGAATGCTCAAAAAACTATAAAGT